CTTGGCGGGGTTTTGAGTGAGCGCGGAGCTCAAATAAAGAGAAGACCTACACTAGCAGCAAGGCAGCTACATCCCACGGCATGAACAGTATCGAGTACAGCAGTTCCGAAGATTTTGCCCATGAAACTATCCCCCTGCGCAGATGGAGCCGCTGCGATCGGCAGAGATTGGCTGATAACGACAGTTTTTACAGCAGCCAGACTTAGAAGCGCCAGGGTGGCGGTTGCCATTGCGATCGGAAACGAACCGATCAGTCCTCCAATTCGGTGATCAATCTCATAACGCGTAAGATCGACATGATGGGGGCAATTTACGATCATTCCGCCATCATAGTCAAGCGGCGTCGATGAATATTTCTTCCCTATCGAAGATCTCGGTGGCATGTACCACTGCGGCTTCCTCAAGGCGCTCCAAGCACTTTGCAATGCCGGTCTTCCAGCGGCGACGAGTCGACTCCGGCTTGCCCTCCATATCCCAGGTATTCATGTCGTAGAACTCGGCAGGCAACACGATCATGTCAGTGGAGCGCTTGCACGTTTGCACGCCGCGCATCTTCGGAATGGCCCAGGCGGTGACTGCTTTGTAGATGAACAACTGAGGGGCTGGAGACACTATGCGGCTGATCAAGCGACCGATGGAGTCGACCTTATTGGCCTTATGGGTCGAGTACTTGGCAATCAGCACATCCCACTGGGCCGGTGCCAGTTCGCGGTGCAACAACGCATGCAGGCAGCAGTCATAGTCGAACTTGTCACGGACCGAAATGGTGCTGCCCGTACCACCTTGGCGCAGATCAGCATCAATCAGTTTTTGCCAGCTCTGCTTGGTGCTGTTATCGATGTTGTCGGCGGCCAGTACGCGGACCAGCGTGCCCATCACGTCTTTATAGATGCCCATGGCGTTCCCTCAATCCCCTGTGTAGTTCGATCCGCCGGCACCGCGGCGGTTGTTTCGTTCGTATTGCTGCGCCGGGCCGCTCAATGCCCGACGGTGCCCCAATAACTGCTGATCGGCCTGCTGCAACTTGAAGCTCAGTTGTGTGACCAGATCCTGCAACGGAAGCGCTTCACCGGTACCGGCAGTAACCCATCCGGAAGCATTGCACCGGTCGCAGTCGATCTGGTGGAACAGGCCGCTGATGACTGCTTTCCCATGACATGCCGGGCATTGGGCCAGGTCAATCAGCTGCTTCCGGAAGGCGGGGCCATGGACCTTTTTCATCGTTTTTAATCCTCGCCTATGGTTGATTCTTGATTGGCCTCGCAGGCCTTATGTTCTATGGCTTCCAGCGCATTACCGGAATCTCCGAATCTAACGCCGGTCAACATATGAATCTGGTCAAAGCCCTTCGTATCTAGATGCGCGTGCCATTGCTCCAGCGCATCACGCTTGCGGCCCATCACGTCCGACTGGATGTACACCTTCACGTTGTGGCCCATGGCATGGTTGATCAGCAACTCACCGATCAAGTGGTCGATGCCGAGGTCTGCCCATCCGGTACGAGCTACCTTGCGCAGGTCGTGACTGGTCCACTCACCCTGCCCCAGCCGCACGAACACGGCACTCGCCTGCCCTTCGCTGAGTGCCTTTCCGTTACGGGACGGGAACAGGAACTGACCGTCATATCCTTTGGCCCGCTGGATCACGCGATAGCTGATGAGCACCTTGCGCACTTGGTCGGTCAGCGGCAGGTGATGCTCAACGCCGGTCTTGGTGTGCTCGGCCGGAATAAACCACTCACGCTCGGCCAGGTTGATGTGCGACCAGCGTGCCTGCCGGGTTTCGCCGATGCGGGTGCCATGGCAGAGCATCATCAGAGCCAACAGGGCGTCCGAAGGGTTGCTCGCCATAGCACCGAGCAAGCGAGTTATAAGGTCTTGAAGCTGGGTACCACGCAATCGGGAAGGCTTGATCCCAACCTTGGCTTTGGAGAAGTCGTTGAACTTCATGCTCGCCATTGGGTTGGTCGAAATCAGGCCCAACTTGAACGCCTGACGGAAAGCCAGGGCCAGCAGCTGGAACACCGAACGCACGTAGTCGATGGAAATGCTTTCCTGCAATGGCCACATCAGTTGGCTGTCGAGAGCGGCCTTGTCGATGCCGGTCAGCAGAAGATCACCGAGGCGAGGCAGCAGGTGGCACTTGATCATCGAGGCGCCGGTCTTCTTGCGCTTCTCGGACAGGTTGCGGTCACGGGCCATACGATCGGCATACCAAGCCAACAACTCACCGGTAGTGACCCAAGTTGAAAGCGTTGAGCCCTCGTCGGCAGCAACCCGAAGGCGCACCGCCGGCAACGCGGCCACAATCTGCTTGGTACTCAGATCTGGAAACCCGCCAATCCGATGCCAGGTGCGCTTGCTGAGCAAGTACCAGGAACCGCGCGCTCGATTCTTCGAAAAGCGAAAGTGCAACGCCGGGTGACTCGCATCTCGCAGATCGCGGATGTGCAGCTTCTTGGCACTGCGCTCAATTTCGGCATCCGAAAGTTTCACGGTCAGGGTTTTCACTTGGGCGGTCATTGCGGGTTACCTGCGGGCGCCAAAAGATCGACGACTTGAAAGGTGTTCGGCCACATCGATGCGCCATAACGCTCGGCCATCGCCTGATCAACAAACAGCGGCCCTCGATGTTTGTTTTGTTTCGAACACCGAAACGAGACAGCAAATGAGCGCGTGCGGTCTGACCGTCGAGTGGAATGGATTGGCGAGCCATCGTTGCCATTAGCCGCGCATCACCATATTCCTGGGCTAGCTGCACTTCGAGCCTCTGCGAGTCGTGCCCGATGCCGACGGCGATATCCTCAAGTGGCTTGCCCTGGACCAGCATCCGGATGGTGATGTCGTACGCCCGATCGAAGACCTTGCTAGCCTTCTCCGACACCAGGCTGTTCAGGTTGTGCATCTCGCACTGGAGCGCCGCATGACGCACCGCGGGGTGCGACCACACACGGGAAGAGGCGCGGCTCGGGTCCAAATTGACCAGCGCTTCACGGAAAGCCTTATCGTGCGAAGGGACGCCCAACATCTCAGGCGTTGGCTGGCACCACTTCACGAACTTACCCACGCTCGGCGCGAAATCGCCGCCGTACTGACGGCAGTTCTGAAGCCCGTACCGGATCTGCTCAAGGGTATTGATTCCGGCGACGATGAATGCCTTGATCCAGCTGCGCTTTGCAGCTCGCAAGGCATCATCGTCGGGCCAGGCTTGTCTCCATGCCGGAAAAATCGCCTGTAGCTCTTTGAACAGTGCGTTAACGACGTCGGTGGTGCCGGGCGGCAGTTGCTTCGGTTGAACCAGCGCAACGGGTGGCAGAGTTCCCATCTTGCTGAGCAGTTGAGTAGCACTGCGCGGCGCTTTCATCTCCATCACAAATCCCCCAGATCATCAGCCCAGCTGGAGTCATCGAAGTCAGGCGGCGCAGATTGGCCTGCGGCACGCTTCACCTGCTCACGCTTGATCCACTTGACCAGTCGAAAGCACCAGCCAGACAGGCTGTCGACGGTCGCAGGCTTGGCAACGAAGAAGCCCTTGAAATCAGCGAACAACTCATCAGTCACCGACTCAGCCGGCAGCCCGGCGATTGCGAGTTGATCAGCCAATCCCTTCTCGCTCGGTACCCAGGTGGCGAACATGGCGAAGCGTTGGCGTTCATCCAGCGCATCGATGGCGGCTTGGTCCTGCTCGGCGATCACATCGGAAATCTCGCGCTGCGGCTGCTGTTCGGTTCCTTGATGGTTAATTGACGTATTGGGTGCAGCCGCTGCACCCCGTTCTGTTCCGGGCTGCACCCCGTTCTGTTGTGAGTTGCACCCCGTTGCGTCATTTGCACCCCGGTTTATACGGGGTGCAGGAATTGCACCCCGCGAGAGTTGAAGGTCGTAAACGACTGGGCGACGGTCATGACGATCAATGTGCACGGCGGCAATGGCTTGATTGCCCTTCTGGATCAGCCCGCATTTCTCTAGATCATCCAACTTGTAGCGGACCGTACGCTCTGAAAGGCCGGTGTCCTGGGACAAAGTCGAAGCCGAAGGGAATGCACCAGCGCCGTTGGAGCCGGCATAGTTGGCCAGGCACAGCAGCACATGACGAGCGCTTGAGTCTTTCAGGGATTGGGTGGGCAGAGAGAGCGCCCATGACATTGCTTGGACACTCACAGCGTAATTCCTTGAAGTTGTTCAGCCAGCGTGACGATGCCTGATCGAGTTACCATCACGTTGATGTCGCACACAACAAGGTGATGGTGTTTGCCGGTGAGTTCGATGATCTTCCGGCTCAACATAGTGACCGTATTGCCCGGAGCAACGATCGTGTTCATAATGGCCCCACATTGTTTTATCGTTGTTGAAAGAGCCGGGTTGCAGCCCGGCTTTTTTGTGTCTGCGATTCAGGCGGCCTTGAGCGACTCGCGGAGAACCTGAAGTGCGTCGATCGCCTCAAGGATCGCTTTCTCGCCTTGGGCTTTTTCGTGCTGACTGATGTGGTTGTCCTCGGCAGCATCAAAAATTAGCCGGCCAACATCCCCGCACTCTGCCGAAAGCTGCCCAAGTGCAACCATCAATGGCTTGACTGCAGGCTTTTCTCGCGCAATTAAGTCGAACCCGAACTGATCGGCCAGAGCGGTCAATGGGCGCATGTCACCGGTGTGCAGCAGAACACCGAACAAATGTTCGATAGTCAGGTGATGCGCGGCATTGTCCGGGTTGGAGCGCTGAAGCAGGCTCACATGCGACATGCACATTTTCCCTGCCAACTTCTCTGCCCCGCTTTCCTTGATGGTGGTGTGGCAAGCCCTCAAGAAATCTTCCATTCGTAAAACCTCAAATTTGTTTCTGTGGCGCCCTGCCAGTGCGTGGGCGAAAATTTGTTCAATGGATGGTTGACTGTGTTGCTATGCAGTGGACTAGGACCGCTTTGTTCGCATGCACAGCTCACGCGCAGTAACTTTTCCACCGGTTAACTCTTCAGCCTTGAATGCCTTTTCGGCGCCCATCGGGTGAATCCCAGCCACCCAGTACGAAACAGCGGCCTGGGAAACGTCGAGCGCCAAAGCTGTTTTGGTTTGCCCGCCGAAGAAGTCGACGAGCCTTTCGATAGGGGTCATATGAGAGCCCTCCTAATAAGCATGCTTATATCCTAAATAGAAGGACACTTATTTGCAAGCCGATAAGGGAACTTATAAATTCCAGCGGATGAGCACACTCGCCGAAAGAATCAAATCCGCACGAAATCACGCCAAGCTGACGCAGAAGGCTCTCGCCCTAAAGGTGGGGGTCGAGCAGCCAGTGATTTCGCAGCTGGAGACAGGAAAGAACCTTCAAAGCGCACACCTGCCAAAAATTGCACATGTGTGTGGGGTGAACGCTATTTGGCTCTCCGAGAACATTGGACCTATGACTGGCTCGAGCGCTGTCGACTCAAACGTAAGCAACGCTCGCCAACCCGTTGAGTCCTACCGCTACCCGGTTATCAGCTGGGTCGCCGCCGGTGCCTGGGCTGAAGCCGTTGAGCCCTACCCTGCCGGATTCTCTGATCGATACGAATTTTCCGAATACGACTCGAAGGGCGCTGCGTTCTGGCTTGAAGTCAAAGGCGACTCGATGACATCGCCTGTCGGCCAGAGTGTTACCGAAGGCACGCTGATTCTTGTGGACACTGAGGCAGAAGCAGCGCCCGGGAAGCTGGTGATCGCCAAGCTGCCAGACAGCAATGAGGCGACCTTTAAGAAGTTGGTTAATGATGGCGGAAAGCTGTTCCTGAAACCGCTGAATCCTGCCTGGCGAATCGAGCCGTTCGATGAGGACTGTCGGATCGTTGGCGTTGTGGTGCGGGCGCTTCAGAAGTTTTAGGGCGATGGTCCAGCGGCAGATATTGATACTGGGGCATGTATCTGGTGAGCGATGTACTCGCGTTAAGACAAAGCGATGCCCTGCTGAAGGGTTACCGAATGCCGAAGAAACTACCTAAAAGTAAAGCTGCAGCGACTGCTGCAGAAATTGAGCGCTCTATCCAGGCCCTGAACAAAATGGCTGAACGCCTTTGGGGAGATGGCCGGGAAGCTGAGGCGAAAGCCCTCCTCGATGCCTTGGACGCACTAAACCGGGCGCTGGACCGGATCAGGATTGGCGAAAGTCGCAAGGTTACGACTCTTCATTGAAGACTGCCAAGGACTCATTGAGGCCCAAAACAACCAAAATATGCATGAGACATAGATGACACTGACCAAGCCAAATCAAGACCTAAAGCGCGACCTCCAGGGTATCGCGTCTGATCTGAAGTGGTCAGCGGTAGAGCTGTTGCGAATCGCCGAGCGTGCCAGCTTGGCCGGCAATGAGGCTGACGCCCAAGCCATCATGCGCATGATCACGATCTTCCATAACGATGAGGATCGGCTGACTGCTTACGCTGATGAGGTGCAGGTGGAAAGTATTGTGCGGAGTAAGTCTGAGTAGCTGAATCTCTAGCACCCGATTTCAACGTAATTAATTGTGCCCGGGCACGGTTTAGAGCCTTAATAGGTAAATTATGGAAGATGAATCCGTTCAAATTCGTGTAGGTCGCTTGCTCCCGGGCGGACAGCTAGTGGGAGAAGGTGCAAATCAGCCTTGGCGCGGAATTGCAGCTACCGTCGCTGGCGAAGTCGCCGTAATTGCGAAGAAAATCTCAACGCGAGAGATGGCAGTTGAAGTTGTTTGTGCTGCCTTGGGGCGCTCTGCCGGCCTTCCTATCCCCGAGCCGCTTTTACTACTGGATGCCGGTAATGAATGGCATTTTGGCAGCGCGGATATAGGCCACCCGAACCTAGCTCAGTTTGTCAGCTCGCAAGACTCCTCGGTCTTGGATGAGCTTGAGCGATGGCCCGAATTGCTGGCCGCCGCATGCTTTGATGAACTGATAGCTAACCCTGATCGACATGACGGAAATATCCTCTTTGATGGGCAAGGATTTCTGCTGATTGATCATGGCCTCTGCATTCCCTCAGGGATGATACCTAGCGACGCCTCGGATGATTACTATTCAAATCGCTTTCTTGAGTTAGCTGTCAGCGCTTGCCGGGATGATCTATCCACCGAGCGCG